TGCACTATTCGCACCAGAAACATCAACAGCATCAATAGCAAGAACTAATGATGCATTTGCGGTAGCACCAATGAGGTTAACATTTGAGCCAATTTTAAAGCCAGCACCACCAGCAAGAACACGAATTTGATTGATGAATCCAGAAAACACTTCTGAAACGATTGCCTGAGCTGTTTCTGTTTCACCACCACCAGTGATAATAACGGGGTCACCAACATTGTAACTAGCACCACCTTCAATAACATTAATTGTTGCAAGTGTTGATAGACCAGAAACAAGAATGTTAATCAGTTCACCATCGTCACCAATTATGTTAAGTGTGGCAAATTCACCATTATCAAAATTACCAACAAGTGTTTTGTCGTTTATATACAATTCAAATGCAGATTTTGCATTAACAGTCTTTTGTGCGGCTCTTTCAACAATAGCTGTTGCACCAGAAGAAGAACCTGTAATTTTTCTATTTTCTAAAAGTGCAAAATTAAAATCATTATATAAAATTTCAATTGTTGAATTGGCTGAAGGTGCTGTGTCAAACACAACTTTCTTTGATTCTCGGCGAACATTATATCCAGAAGTTTGTAAAACATCGTTTACATAAACAGATATCTCATCAAACGCAGCAATTTGCGCCATTTTAAATACTGTATTACCTGATGCAGTTGCACTGGAAGATGTGTTACCGTTTGCGGTATATGTGCTAAAAACATCTTGCGAAATTCTAAAAGCCTTTTCAATTAACCATTTGCCATCAGATGCTCTAAGTATGTTCGATTTTGGTTTTATAACCTCAACTTCTTCATTAAAAATTAATCTAAAAAGAAGTTTAAAAGATTTCTCATTACCTTTTGCAAGATACAAAGGTAACATTTGTTTAATTAAAAAGGCTTTGTCTACTTGAACATCTTTAGGTAAAAAAGTAGCAAATGTATTAAGGAAATTATCCTCAAATTGATCTATTGAATAATCAACATCTGAAAGATAACGAAGGTCTTTTGATTTATTGATCAAATCATTATTTTGACCTGTTTGTTTATTTTCTAAGAACTCATAATAAGCTTCTAAAAAATGAATAAACGTAGGGTATTCGTCCCGAACAAACTCCGGTACCTGACGGTTAATCAGTAATGATGTTTTTTGTTCAGACATTATTGTTTATTGTTTTTTGATAGTGCGGTAACAATTGATGTTGGGTCTGTTTCATCTATTGTAATAATAGTATTTCTTTTCGATTGAATAATACCTTTTTCAGCTTCAATTGTCATACGAATTAAATTATCGTTTGAACTAACAGCTAAAAATCTTATGTCGTTAATAATAACAATACCAGTATCATAAAAAATTGTACCAGCATTAGAATTAATAATTTGTCTTTGAGCCAATGAATCGTAATAAATGGTTCTTAATGTACCAATTTTAGCATCTACAACAGCAAGAGCAGAAGCACCAAAACCACTACCACCAGAAATATTTACAGTTGCTCTAGTGTATTCGGAACCACGATTTGTAATTGTAATTTTTTGAATACGACCATTTACAATGGTGGCTTCTGCGGTCGCACCATTACCATCACCACTAATTGTAACTGTTGGAGAAGTTATGTACCCGGAACCAGGATCAATAACCTGTATTTCAGAAACACCTGTGAATGATTGTGGTGACTCATCAAATTGTGCCGTTCTTAATGTGCCTGTGTTATCAATCACATCAAACTCAGTTGATGTTAATTTATTTGTAATTGTACCACGATGCAAAGGCACATTGAAATTAATATTGTAACTTGCTGACTGATTTAATAATGGTTCAAATCTGCGTTGAACACGAACAGTTGTTTCAGAACCAATAATAGCATTAATATCTGTTCCGTCAATGCTATCTTGAAGTTTTGATAAAACAAAACTTGCACCAAATTTATTTAAAAATGTATCACGGTAAGATATGATGGCATTTCTAATATTTGTTTTAATTGCATCTTCAGATAAAACTGTTTTTCTTGGATCATATTGAACCGCAGATTCAACAGACAAAAACAAAAATTCTGCATCACGAATTTCAGCTTGAACAGTTACAATAGATTTTGGGTCAATAATTTCAGAAATGATACGAGCTTTTTCTAATTCAGAAATAAAATAATTTGCTTTTGGTTTTAATGCAATAAATACTTTACCATATATTGGTGGCGTTTCATCTTCTCCACCAAAGACAGATAATGAATCTATGCTTGGATATTTTGATTGAATATATGTTTCATAATCTTTAACTGTTACCAATCTATTTTGATTAGTGTATTGTGCAGCTGCAGAATATTTGATTGAATCTACCGATTCACGAATTGCACCACCACTAGCAGCAGCCACAGTATCAATTGTTACATTTGTAAATCCACCAACAGAAGAATCAGCAATAAACCCATCAACAGAGTTTGCAGGTATACCAGAAGTTATTAGATAACTAACAGTAACAGTAGAACCATCGGTAAGAGCTTTACCAACTATATTGTCACCAAAATAAATTTCGTAATCGCCGTTTTTAGATTCTTGTAAAAAATAAACTAATGATGTTGAATCAACGTCTAAAATTTCGGTAACTTGATTGTAAACTTGAGTTGCTGAATTACCACTCACATCAGTTACACTTACAAACAATGTATTCGTGTCAATGTTTGAATCTGGTAAAACAAAGATAGATTTTGGATTAGAATTTTTATTAAATGAAAAAACGTAGTCCACCAACCTACCTTCATATATTTCTAAATTTTCAAAAAAGAAAGCGGTGTTAGATTTTGTTACTGTTGTATCTTCAAGTGTAACAAAATTATAAGAAATGTTGTCAATTAAATTCGAACTAAAAGAAAAACCTTTGGGTAGTGTTAATGTACCTGGTGTGTTATTTAAAGATGTTACTGTTAAATTTATAATTGCTTTGGGTGCAGAGTAAGAGAACGGAACATAATTCAGTGTTTTAGCGTGTGAAACAACAGAATCACGCAATAGTGCAGTATCCATGAATGCCTCATTGGCAACCATGTTTAAATAATAAGCATTGTAATGGGTGTTGTAAGCCAGAATGTCCAAAAGAACACTCAAACTAGAACCTTCAAAATCGTAATCTGTAAATTCAGATTGTTGTTGTAGGTAAGATTTTAAATTATTCTTGATTGTATCAAAATCAAGGTCTGTAATTTGTAAACGTGCGTTGGCCATTTATCGGATCCGTTCAAGGAGGAAATTAATTACAATAGGATTTGTTTGATTTACAATGAAAAATTCCAAGTAAACTTTGAATCCATTATTGTCAAAATCTGCGGTCACATTTATAGCTTTAACAGTAGCTCTAGGTTCATAGTTTGCAATAGTCCGCTCTATCTCATTTTTTAAAGTAGTTGCCGTAATATTATCAAGATTTTCAAACAACAATCTACGAACATTTGAACCAATATCTGGTTGAAATGGTCTTTCATAGTAATTTGTAAGTATAAGATTTTTAATCGAATTGACAACAGCCATCGGTCCGATGGTTCTATTAATGTCTTTTCGAACTGGATGAATGGTAAAATTCAGATCCAAGTCTTTAAAATCTCTAACAATATCTGTGGTTACGGTTGCCATATTCTATTTATGAGTTAAGTCTGGTAAGTAATTTGTCGGAACCAATATATTCGTCCACTAGGTTAGTATCAAGCTGACCCATATTCGAGAATTCAGCTACCTCTGAAAAATCATTCAACACTTGAGCACTATTTCTAAAAAATTGAACATCGTGATTCTTTCTAGTAGTAATCAAATTACTTGCGGTGTCAATATGAGAAATAATTACGTTTACGGCCGCACCGGACAGAGTTGAATTGCCAGTCATGTCTATTGAATTATTCAGAGTAATAAAATCATTAATTAATATGGTGTTATTTGATTCCAATTGATCATTCACAAACAAGCTGGTAAAACTACCTATTGCAGGTGAAGTATTTGCAATACCATCAGTTTGATATGTCAAATAAATCAAAAATTTACCATAACCTAAAGCACTTTGTCTATATGGAAACTGATTAGCATCCACACCACCACTTTCGATTGACGTTACAGTAAGATTATCTGTATGTGATTTAAATCCACTTACCGTTATCATAAAGTTATTAGCTCTATTGAGTAATACACTTCTTTCGGCTGCAGCATAAAGAAAACCAACATTAGATGTAGTTTTAAAAATTGAATTTGCAGTTTCAAACATTGATATGCAAACATTCGCAGCTGGGTTTTTATAATACCCAGCCGTGTCGGCGTTTGCAAGGTCATTTACTTGCCAATCATAGGGTAAAAAATTCGGCGCAGAGTTTAAATGCTCTACTGCATCGTCTGATAATGCTAAAAGACCTGTATTGTTAGCATCAAAATCAAAACCTAATCTTCCATATACACTTGCCATTTTATTTCCTTTTCATAATAAATTAAACTGAAACTTTAGCTTCACCGGTGCCCGATGGTCTGTGTATCAATCGTCTGACATAATTAAGAACATCGGACTGCCAAATTGCGCCACCAACAATTGTTGAACTATACAACGAAGAAATATACGGCGCAAAAAGTTTAATACCAAATGTTCCACTACCTATGGCAAAAACGGAACCAGGAACTGCTATTGGAGCACCTAACGATAAACCACCAGTCAATGAAACAAAACCAAAACTACCAGCAAAAACACCACCACCCAATTCGTTACCGGCAGTAAGACTATCACAGGTAATAATACCATCAGCAGTCATTGAACCTTTAACATACATATGCGAATCCAAATACAAATGGTCAGCGGCAGCCATTCGAATTGCACCACCGAAGTTTTCATTTGCAGTAATTGAAACATCTTCATCACTAGAAAAACTTATATCACCTTTGACACGGGTATTCATTCTTTTAGCAACTTGTAAATTATAATCACCTTTTACATCTAGATTATAATCACCACGAACTTCCATATTGCAATCACCTATGACGGTTACACTACAACGACCTTGAATTAAAACAAGTTTGTTTTTAATTGTGATTTCATAATCATCACCAAATACTTTATGAACTTGGTCACCATTAGGATGCATTTCAATAAATGTCAAACTTTTACCGTGTTGTAAACGAATACGTTCACGAGTAGGTGTATCATCCATTTCAAATAGATGACCACTCTCAGTTTGTTTTGCATCATTATATGGATACAAAGGTTGATAAGATGTGTTTGCAGCTGATTCTGGTTCTGTCCAACCAGTATCACTTGCGATTCCAGGTATGTTTCCTAATTCTGGTAATGTTGCCATATTATATTGCCGGTTTCGTTAATGTTGTAAGTTGGTCATTCAAAGCATTTTTATCTGGAAATCCAAACTGTGCCAATTTATTTTGGCCAGCATTAGTTAAATCCGAAACAGTAGGATTTTCTGATGTGTATTGTTGTATTGTTGTATTAGCTGCATCTAATTCGGCTTGACTAACAGGCACTAATATGCCAGCTGTTGCAGCAACTGGAATTTCAATTGCTAAAACTGCTGCCTCTGTCACCTTACTTATCGTTTCTCCAGTCGCTTGAGCCGCTTCTTTTGCGGCCTCAATCAATTCCGAAAATCCACCTTCACCGTTTGTGTCACCACCTAAACCACTTGTTGCTTCCGATATGATATCACTAAAAATATTTTTAATTAATTTTAATAATCTATCTAAACAATCCGCAAGTAGTTTTAATAGAGCAAGTGGCAAACTTAAAAGCCATTGTATAAGAGCACGAATTTTTGTAATATAAGCCAAAACAAATTTTTGAAAATCAATAATTGGCTGTAAAATTTCTTTATTAATTCTTCTCAATTCAGCCGCAAAAGCCTTTAATTTGTTTATAATATATGAAAATTTACCAGTTCTATCAGTTAAACCCAAAAGTTTCATTATCTTTTGTATGGCTTCTCTTATAACTCTACCAATAGCTTTAGTGTATTTTTTCAAAGAAATATTCTTCTGCATCTCAGAAATGAAATCGCAAACGTGTGACCGTTTTTTATTTGTGGCATCAACTATTGTACCATCAACCCTACCATAAGAAGTGCTTGGAGTGTGTGCCGGAGTTCCAGACTGTGGTGCATCACCTGTTCGAACAACTTGTGGTGGTGCATTTTCTTTTGTTACTCCATTAACAACTACTACGCCAGCCTTTCTAACACCAAAAACATCTTGAACTACAATACCAGCTGGTTGTGAAGTTACAGCAGCGGTGTTGGCATTAGCAGCATTATTATTAGCAATTATAGAGTCTAAAACCACCTGGGCTACTTGCAAATTAGATGGTTGATCTGCATTTGGTGGCGTTACGTTTTCAACGATTTCAGTTGCCATTTAAATTATTCCTCATGGTTTTAATCCTGGTAGAACACCCATCATAACAGGCATTTGAGCTTGTTCACCATCCATAAAAAATCCAAGAACCCAATCACCAACTCTTGGTGCTGAAAAATTCTTAGAATTATTAAGTGGTATCATGGCTTGAGCCCAAGGTAAATCATATGTGGGTAATATGGTTGGATTTTCGTTATGCCATCCATAGATACGAACTTGGCATCGACCAACAGCCATCGGATCAACACGATTTTCTACAGCTCCGATCCACCATATAAATCCATTTAATCCTGCATAATTTGTATTCGTCATACTAATGATGTTCCTGTTGATGTTAGTGCTGCTAACAACTCACTTGTTAATTGTTTAAAGAAAGGTCTGTTTGTAGAATCTGTGGCCACTTCAATAACCGTTTCGTGCATATCACCTTTAATCACTTGTCTTGCTGCTGTAACTATATATTTGCCACTCAAAGTTTCATCAATTGCTTCACCAGCGTCTGGTTTTGTTGATTTTACCGGCATTATTAAGTTAATTATAGCACCAGAAGTTATACCAAAATTACCTGGTATATTTAAATGTATTGTCGTTTGTAATAAGTTTGCAAATATTGGTGCTCTTTGAAACACATAGGCATGAGTGTCATCAATAATTGTTCCAGTAATTGCATCATTTTTTTTGATCCAAGGTGAAGAACCACGAAATGATGAAAATACATATAATGAAACTTTAGAATCGAACATTTGTGCCGAATCTTTGCCTTGTTTATTGACAGCTCCTGTAAAATTTGGATACTTATTTAAATGTGATTTAGTTTTACCATATGTTTGTTGAAAATCTATTCTGTTAATACTAACTTTTCGTGTTAGTGGATCAATACCAATAAATTTACCAGCATAAACACCATTCTTTATATTTTCAACCAAATCGGTAGAACTTACAATTTTTGCTTCACGAGCACCATAAAACTCTTTATCACCAGAAGTCGCAAAATTTTTCGGTTCAAAATTAATATCCATTATTGGTGGATTTTGAATTAATTCAGATAACGAAATAAAATTGTATCCATATTTGTTTTCAAAAAATAAAAAATTAGGTAAAGATTCAGAGTCAATTGCTTTTTTACACAACCAATCTATTGTATCAAAGGGTGACAAATTTGGAACAATTGCAGTATGCACACCTTTTGTTGTTG